TAGAATTTATGGAAAAATATGGCCGAGAGAATGTGCATATTTGGGAATACATGAGGGAGGGTTATTGCAATGCCGTCGTATGAAGAAGAATTGCAGGGTAAGTTTTGGAAAGGCTTTGTTGCCGGTTACTTCTTCGGGATTACCGCTGTATTATCAGTGCACTGGATATTCACTTGAGCAAAGTTTGGCGGATTTGGCAGTATACATTAGGTGGCTACTCAGACGAAAAGACAGAACCGTTTGATAATCATATTACAATAGTGAGAACATTAATTGTAGGAGTAAACTTTATGACTTGTTTCTTTATCATGGCAAATGTGGTGCACAACTGGTGACTAATCCATATTCGTATGAAGTGGTAATACATGATAAAGTCGATGATGACGTTATCGACTTTGAACCACTTGCAAAATATTATTTCGACAGTGGCTCTGGAGCCGAAGAATTTAAACGTGACATGATCCGGCAGGGCCGTGTTGCAAAAATTAACAAAATTAATCTTAATCAACTATAGGAAGTATATTATGTCAGGTATCATTATCCCATCAAGCCCAGAAGATCGCAAGCGCATCAAGGACTGTATGGAAGAATTGTCAAATTCTTTTACTCGAGTCGAAGGTGAACGCGACTTTGCTAAAGAGGCAATCAGCTCACTATCGGAAGAAGTTGATCTTCCCAAGAAAGTCTTGAATCAAATGGCTAAGATCTATCACAAGCAAAATATTGCTGAAGTGACCGGCGACTTTGCGGATATGTCTGAGTTGTATGATATTGTCATATCGGGTTGTGAATGAATAAAGAAGAGCTGCAGAAGCTCGGATCGGATGTCCTTGCCAACAGAGATAATTACTCTGAAGTGAGGAATCCGATCTACATTCTATCAAAAGGCCGGCCGAAATCAGCAACGATTCAGGCGCTGTGTGACGCCGGCGTCTTTAATTGGACTATTTTTGTTGAACAAGAAGACTATGATAGTTACTTCGATGCTATGAAACTAGACTGTATTGAAGTCTTGCCCAAGAGCAATCAAGGTATTGTGTATGTGAGAAATTACATCAAACAGTACTCGCTTGCTCGAGGCGAGCCATTTCACTGGCAGATGGATGATAACATCAAGAACTTTCGTATCAGAGAGAATAATAAGAATATAAAGCATAATGCTCTTTCTTGTTTGGCTATGTGTGAAGATATTGTCGGAAGTTTCGAGAATATCGGGGTAGCTGGTCTCGGACATACTGCATTTGCTTTTGGCAAGCCTCCAACTCATCATATTAGTATAAATAAACAAGTATACAGTTGTGTTTTGGTTGATAACAATGTCCCAGTAACCTGGACAGAAGGTACGGTCGAAGACACTGATTATTCGCTTCAAGTATTGACGAGAGGTCTTTGTACTCTCCTCTTTGACAAGATATTGATAGAGAAAGAAGTTACAAAAGTCGGCAATGGTGGTAATAATAACTCTGATGAGTGGCGCCTTGCTAGAACTAAGAAACTTCAAGAAGATTGGCCAGTGGCTAATTTTAAATATACTCAACAATATGGTCGTGTCAAAGTATTACCATCTAGGATTTGGCGACAATTTCCTCAGGTGCCCATGATAGGAGGCGAAGTAGATTTTTTTGACAAATTCTTATCTGATTAAGGTTCCCGAATGGAAGTATGTGCTGACGATACTAATACCACACTACAGAACAGACTATCAGCCCCCGTAGGTCCAACAGTCAATGGTCGTGGTAATTATACATTTCGTCAAATCGAAGCCTTCTCTGCCGCGCTAGAGCAAAATATAGCATCTGATGCAGAAACAAATCCGATCACGATTGCAAGAACAAAATACGATAACTTTGATGAAGGGCAACAGAATTTAAACGCATTCCTTAACGGTGCAAGATTAACTTCCTACCCAGAATTGCAAAGTCGCTTTGAGAAAGGCCCGATATCATCATTAGAATATGCTGATTTCATAAAAGATTACACACTGACACCAACCGGGTGCATCAATAAAGCCCGATACAATCCTACCGATCTATTATCTAACATAAATAATTACTATGCCGGCTCGTTCTCTCAAAGTTCAATGGGTGGACTATGTGCTCAGATGCCTGCATTCTTTGCCAAGATTGACGCTTTCTTTACATTAATCGGCATTGCCGAAGGTGTTATCAACGACGCCTTAGAGTTCCTTGTCAAGGTTAGAGATCTTGATGACATAATTAAAGCAGCAATTCAAAAGGCTACTGTTAAGGCGTTGATAATCAAACTCAAAGAGAAGCTGATCGAAGCCTTCACAAAGGCCTTTAATGATATACTCAGCTCGATCATCAATTTCAGTATTGAAGATGTGATTGGTGATGTGTCGACATTTATCAACGAAGAGATTGTCAAAAAAATAATGATCAAAAAAGAGAGAATGTGTCTTTTCTTTAATGATGAAAACAAAAAGACAATCGAGGAAAAAATTAATTCTCTAATTGATTACGCGGTTGGCATGTTTGAAAACCCCAATATAGAGGAACTACAATACCTAATTTCTAGATTCTGTGCATTTGTTTTCAATATTGAAGCATTAATGAACGATATTAAGGGGCCACTTGATAATTTTGCTAATAAATATTCTAATATAGCAAATAGACTTAAAATCATATCCGACATTAACACCTCATCTGCTATAAGAAATGGTGCGGTTCGAATGTCTGATGAGACGATGAAGGAAGAAATCGAAAAGCAAGAAGCCAAATTTACACCAGAAAATGGTAAGGCCATCACACCGACTGGAACAGAATGCAAAAATGTAAAACGAATTACCATAAAGGAATATTCTACTTTACCCAGTTGCAAAAAGGTGAAAGACGGCACAGACCCCAAGTTAGGTATCTCTGGTGATTGGGTTGATGATAAAGATTGCGGCCTTGAGGGTTATGTCAATATAGATTTAGACGTTAAGGTATATCTTGTCAGATTGTCAGATGATTTAGGGCAGAAATTAGTGATAACAAACGGTTGGCGAAGTCAACAATATAATGAGGCAATCGGCTGCGCTGCCGAATCTCCATTCACAAGTGGCAATGTAGTGACTGTTGAAAATTTAGGGACAGACGAAGACGAGTTTGCTGACAAGGCCACAACGGCCGGTTTTAAATTCATAAAAAGAATCGGTGTCGAATACATGCTCGACATCAGACGGAGACCACAATAAGATGGCAGCACAAGATTTATTTACTCCGCTAACTAAAAAAGTAAATTTATATTCAGATTTTCGAAAAGATCTTGCTCAGAGCCCTTTGTCTTCTGACATTGTCATGTTGAAAGATGAAGAGGCAGTTAAAGATTCTATCAAAAACTTATTGTTGACCGACCCAGGTGAAAGGCCTATGCAGCCATATCTAGGTGGTGGACTTCGAGAGATGTTATTCGAAACAATTACACCTACCACGCTTAAGATAATTAAAGATAAGGTAAAAACAACAATAGAGACATATGAGTCTAGAGCAGAATTGATCGACGTCTCTGTGAACTCAACTATCGATGATAATGCTGTGGGTATTGTAGTTAAATTCTATGTCATTAACAGACAACAGCCGATTACATTAGACGTAATACTAGAAAGGATTAGATAAATGGCATCAGTCAAAACACCAATCACGGAACTAGACTTTGATGGGATTAAATCTCAGCTAAAGACTTACCTCCAGACACAGACACAGTTCAAAGATTACAACTTTGAAGGTTCGAACCTGAGTGCATTGCTTGATGTCTTAGCGTATAACACATTTCAGAATAATTTTTACACGAATATGGTAATCAATGAGATGTTTCTTGATACTGCAGTGCTTAAAAATTCTCTTGTGTCTCATGCTAAAGAATTGAACTATCTACCAGCATCTAGGAAGTCTGCTAAGGCTTCTATTATTGTTACTATAACAGATGAGAATGAAACTGGCCAGACGGTAACAATCCCTCAATACTCGCCCTTTAGTGCTACTTACTTGGGAGACAACTTCCAGTTTGTTACTGATGAAACCTACCTCGCAAAAAGAATCGGCGTAGGCGTCTATCAAACAGAAACCATTCCGATATACGAAGGCCAGATGCTATCTAGCTTCCAGAGAGAAGGGTTTATCGTAGA